TGTGCCCGCATCGCGAAACACGCCCGACCCGCTGATCGCGGCAGAACGGACACCCGCGCCCGCCAGCAGCTCCCGCCAGCCCCCCTCGCTGTCAAGCGAGGTCACTTCAACCGGCTCCGCGTTAAAGCTCACCCGCGTGGCACGCAGCCCCGCGATCGTCTCGAACTGACCATCGCTCGTCATATCCACCTTGACCAAAAGGTCTTTGCCCGCTTGAACAGCCATATCCATTCTCCTGATAATTTTCTGAAAATCCGGCTCAGCCGTCCTGAACCCGTGCCTTGAACCGCATCTCTATCTGTCGACGTGCTTCCGCCCCAACCTGACGCGCAACGGCCCGCTCGAATGTCAGGCTAACCAAATGCCCGCGGCTCAGGGCAAACTGCCCTCCGATCAGCACATCGCTCACCGCCGCGGCCACCTGTTTCGCGGGGGCGAACCCCGCATGATACGTCACGATAAGGACCATAAACCGATGCTCGGCCCCGCCGCCCGTCCCGTCAGAGGCATCGCGCACCGCTTCTGCGCCCAACTGCACATACAGCGCGGGCACTTCCCCCGCAGGGGCCGCATCAAAAACCGCATCCCCCACCAGCGCCGTGACCGCCTGATCCGTGTTCAGCACGCCAAAGACCGCCTGCTGCAGGGCAAACCCCATGCCATAGCTCATACCGCCACCTCCTCATGGGTCAGGCAGGCCAGATACCGCCCCTGTGCGTCTTGTTCGGCCACAGACTGGATCTGATAGACCCGCGCGCCCTCACGAAACCGCTGCTGGGGCAAGGGGCGGGCCGGATCACCCACAGGGGCACCGCGTACCGTCACCACACAAACCCCGCGGCTTACCTCGATACCGCCCTTGCCCAATCGCCGCCCCCGCCGCGCTTTGACATCCGCCCACAGATCGCCCACCCGCACCCATGTCCGGCTCTCTCCACCCGCACCATCAGGCTGGGGCACCTGCGCCTCCAGCACCAAGCGGCGGTTCAACGACAGCTGGTTCATGCGCGTGCCCCCAAGCCGATCCGCAGCGGGCGGTAGCGTTCGATCAGGCTGCTTACACCAAAGGGCATACAGCCGTCGCCCAACCGGGTTTCGTGGCGATACTCATAGTAATGCGCTGCCAGCATCAGCACGGCCTGCTGCAAATCCGCAGGCACCGCGCCCCAGCTTTGCCCAAGCCCCGCCTCAAACACGATCTCGACCGATCCCTGTGGCGGGATATAGGGCAGCATTGCCCCCGACGGTTTTAGCAGCGGCACCTGCATGTCCCGCACCAACCAATACCGCTGCGGCTCAATCATCGTCTCCGGCCCATCCCGCGACACCACCGTAACGCTCACGATCCCCTGCACCGGTCCCACGGGCAAAGCCTGCGCCTGCGTGTCTTTCCACTCCGGCAAAGTCAGCGCGAACTGTCGCGTGATCAGAGCCTTGCCCGTGCGTGCCTCTATCGCTGCGATGGCTGCGCGCAAAAATCCCGCCAGCACCGGCTCTTGTACCGTCTCAGTGCCAAAGCCGCTGCCCATCCGCAAATGCGCCTTGAACGGCTCTAGCGGCAGATCGGCCTGCGCCACCCCTGTCTCTTCGATCAACATCTCATCGCTCCAAATCTAGCCCGCCAAAGCCCCCCGGACGCGCACCCCGACTGCATCGCTCGGTCGGAGGCAGCAGCTAGGCAATGCACCCGGCGCATCGTCGCGCGCCCGGGGGTGAGGGCCGGACATCACCGGCCCCCCGTGTTCGACCCCGCGCCTTACGCGGTGCCGAATTTCAGCAACTTGATCGCGGCGAAATCGCTCACGTCGCCACCCACCCGTTTGGTTGCGTAGAACAACACATGCGGTTTGGCGCTAAAGGGATCGCGCAAAATACGCAGGTCTGGCCGCTCCGCCACGGTATAGCCGGCAGCAAAGTCCCCGAACGCGACCGAGAATGAATCCGCTGCCACATCGGGCATGTCCTCGGCCACCAGCACCGGATAGCCCATCAGCCGCGCGGGCTGGCCCTGCGTCATCCCGTCGGACCACAAGAACCGCCCGTCCAGATCCTTAAGCTTGCGCACAATGCCCGCGGTCTTCGAGCTCATCACGAAACTGGCCTGCGCGCGGTACTGCGCCCCAAGCGCATAGACCAGATCAACCACCGCATCCGCCGTGATCTCCCCCGCGACGCCGGTGGGCACATAGCCCAGATTGCCCCACGCCCAGATCACATTGTCGACCGTGGCATGGGCCAGAAACCCCTTGGGCTTGTCGATCCCGTCGCCGTGGATAAAGGCCGCGGCTTCGGCCCGCGAAAATTTGTCGGCGATCCGCCCCGCCAACCAGGCCTCGATGTCGAAGGCACTGTCATCCAGCAACCGCTGCGACGCTTTAGGCAGCGCGCTTAACTCGTGCAATGGGATGGTGATCCGGTCGATCTGCGGCGTGTCGGTCTCTGACACGGCACCCGTCTCTGTCGCCCAACCGGCCCCCACGTCGGCATGATCCACCAGCACATCGTAGGACGTCGCCTCCACCTGTACGACCGACGCGATAGCGCGGATCGACGCCGTGGCATTCAACACCGACATCACCCGATCCGACGTCTGTGGATCCACCAAATAGCCGCCATCCGAATTCACCGCCGCCGACAGCGCCTTGCTCTCCAGTTCAAGCCCGCGCAACCCGTCGTCATCGCCATTACGGATATAGGCCTGCAACGCTTTCTGATGCGGCGCACCGCTCTCCACCACCCCCGCCAGAGGGGTCCGCGCCGGCACAGTCATCTTTCGATCCAACATAGTCATTCGCTCTTCTGTTTGTTGCAACTTGGTCGTCATATCGTCCTGAAACCCTTTGAAATCCTGTACGAATCCACCCACCGCGCGGCGCATCTCCTCCACCGCGCCGCTTCGCTCATCACCCGTGTCCTCCACTGCCCGCTCCATCCGCTCACCCTCCGTTCCGGTTTAAATTCTGCCGTGCCTCGTCAAAGACACCTGCCATGCCGCGCAAGACCTCTCCGACGGCAATGAAATCCCGCTTCGCCGCGACCCGCGCGGTGGGCAGCATGGGAAACGTCACCAGCGACACCTCCCACAGATCAAGCGTCTGCAGCACACGTTGGCCCGCGTCATTCTTGGCCGCCCGCTGCGTGCGATAGCCGATACTCAGGCCATCAATTGCCCCTGCCTCGATTAACGCCGCCGCCTCTCGGCCCCGTGCCACACTGTCCAGCAGCCGCCCCTTGACCCAGAGCCCGCGCGCGTCCTCGCGTAGCTCGTCCCACACGCCGATGGGCTGGGCCGGATCGTGCTGCCACAGCATCTTGATCCGCCGACCCGCGGCCTCTGCTGCCGCCAGCGACGCGCCATAAGCCCCCCGCGCCACCAGATCGCCGCCCTGATCGACGCGGCCGAAAAGGCTGGCATAGCCGCTGATCTCAAAGCCGCCTTCCACCAAAAGCCCTTCGTCAAAACGCGCAAACTTATGCTCCAACTCGTCGCCCATGTGGGGCAAACCTCTCCCGTTCTCCGACCCGAGGCCGAAGCGCATGCCATCTTCCATGACACCCTCCCTTGCGTTCAAATTGCTACGGCGCGACCACCAGAAACGACTGTACCGCCTGCGCCAAAATCACCGCGACCACACCGTAGACGGTCAACCACAACCGCCGCTCCAGCCGCTCCATCATCTCTTCCAGCCGGTCCAACCGCTGCAAGAGGTTCTCGTGGTGGATTGCACTCACCCTCTCATGCGCCTGCAACCGCAAGCCCGGCGCACATTCAAACCGGTCATATCCCATCTCCTCACCCATCAGCCGCCACCGCCGGCAGCCCCAACAACGACCGCTTTTCCGCCTGCGTCAGAAAATCAGCCCCCGCCACCCTTGCCCATTGGGCATCGCGTTCCTGCGCCAAGGCCGACACCTGATCCAGATCGGGCTTCAGCGTCACCGCCTCTTGCGTGAATCCCGCCAGCCAAGCCCCAAGTGCGGCCGCAACCCGCGTGGCCAATGGCAACACCGTCAACCGATAGAAGGCCCGATGCGCCTCTTGGTAATTGGCATAGGTCGCATCTCCCGCGATCCCGAGCAGCATCGGCGGCACCCCAAACGCCAGGGCCACCTCCCGCGCCGCCGCCTCCTTGGTGCGGTGAAACTCCATGTCCGAAGGCGAAAACCCCATCGGCTTCCAATCAAGCCCGCCTTCCAGCAACATCGGTCGCCCCGCATTGCGCGCGCCCTGATGGTGGCTCTCCATCTCGCTCACCAAACGGTCGTACTGGTCGTCGCTCAGCTTGCCCTGCCCCTCGGCCCCGCGGTACACAATCGCCCCCGAGGGCCGCGCTGCGTTGTCCAACAGCGCCTTGCTCCACCGCGACGCCGCCGCGTGCACGTCCAGCGCTATCGCCGCCGCCTGCATCGGGCTAAAGCCATAATGATCGTCCTGCGGGTGAAAATTCTTGATGTGACAGATCGCGGCCGTATCCCCTGACACGTCAAACCGGTGCTTGCGCCCGCCGACGGCATATTCATAGGCCACCGGCCAGCCATCCGCCCCTGGCACCACCGACATGCGATCCGACCGCAAAACATGCAGCTCCGCCGGCACCGGGCCAGCCCCAACCGCCTCGATATACCCGTTACCCGTCAACAGCAGCTGCGCATAAAGCGCCTCCAGCAGCTCGGCCCGCCCCTGCGCTCCGTTTGGCCGTGCCACCAGCTTCAGCAGTGGGTGGGTCTCGAACCGTTGCTCTGCATCCTGCAACACCAAGGGCAAGGCCGCCGCGGCCTCCGCAATCAGCTTGACCGACCGAAACCCCACAGGGTTGCCGCAAAAGCCGGTGCGCGTCAGGCTGACGACGTCGCGCGGGCTCCAGGCCACACGCCCGCTGGTCTGATAGGCAACGACAGGCCCCGTGGCAGAGGCTTTCGTCTGCGCAACCGCCTCACCCGCCCCCCGTTTGAGAAAATCAAAAACCATGCCGCTGCTCTCCCTGCTCATTGACCGCCCCATGAAAATCTCACCAATCTCTTAACGCCGCCCGACCAGACCGAACGCAGCGCTCGCAACACCGCTTCATTTTGCCGGTTAAACTCTCCCCGAAGGGCCGTTCTCCTCCTCGAACCGCTCACAACCCCCGCACCCCGGGCATTCGCCACCGCGCCGCAGGCTCGATCATCAGCTCGTGCAGCGCCCAGACCAGCGCATCCACGCGGTCGGGCGATCCGCCGCCCTCGTACCCCCGCGCTGTCATCCGGCACATCTGGTCCTCCAGCGCGTCCAATCCCGCGACATGGCCCACGCGGCCCTGCTCGTACAACGCAGCCACAGGCTCTGCCCGCGCCACCTTGCCACGGCTGGCATGAACCGATTTGACCGGCACCATCGGATCGACTTGTCGCAAGACCTCCGCCACCATCTGCCCACCTTGATTGATCTCGGCGATCAAGCGGTCCGCGCCAAATTGCTCCATCGCGCAGATCGCGGCCCGCGCCCAAGCCGACGGGGTCGCCCCCTGCACCGTGCAATCGGCCAGCACCACCGCTCGCCAGTCCTGCGGCGGGCCTTGCGTCTGCGCGCCTACGACCACAATCCCGCATTCATCCGATCCCGCACCAGCCGTCGTGGCCGGATCCAGCCCCACGACGATCCGGTCCAGCGCAGGCACATCCCGCACCCGCCCCGCCTCGATCCTCTCTGAGGTCCACAATGCCCCTTCCGCATCCGCCAACAGCACACCATCCAGCTCCTGCCGCCCCAACCGCGTCCCGCGATAGCGCGCGCGCACCTCCTCCAGAAATGACCCCGCAAGGTTCGCGACATTGGCCTCTGTCGGCGCATGGGTGGTCACGGTAGAGGGCGACGCCAGCAACGCCTTCAGCACGCCGACATTGCGCGGAGTCGTGGTCACACAGACCCGCGGGTCATCCCCCAACCGCAAAGCAAACTGCAACTGGTCCCACGTCTCTTCGGCCTTTTTCCACTTGGCCAATTCGTCCACCCACGCCGCATCAAACTGCGGCCCGCGCAGCCCTTCGGGGTCATGCGCAGTATGAACCGTCGCCACCGCCCCGTTTGGCCAGACCAACCGCTTGCGCGTCGCCTCCCAGTCCGGTCGCCGATCCGCGGGCGAGCACGCCAATATCCCGCTATCGCCAAAGATCATGACCTCGCGCACCTGCTCTATCGTCTCGCCCACCAGCGCCACACGCCTACAGCGCCCCGCATCCAAGGGCCGCGACCCTTCGACCTGCGCACGCACCCATTCCGCCCCCGCCCGCGTCTTGCCCGCACCGCGCCCGCCCATGATCAGCCAGGACCGCCAGTCGCCTGTCGGGGGCAGCTGATGCGGCATCGCCCAGAACTCGAATAAAAAAGGGAGAGCCAAAAGCTCTCCCTCATCCAGATCATTCAAGAACCGGTCTTGCACCGCAACATCGGCGGAGCCGATCCAGCTTGCACCCGATGTCAGCCCGCGCCTGCTCCATGTCCAGCGCGTATCCGCCTCGGGCAATGCCCGCTTGTCTGTTTCTGCAGTCATTCAGATAGGTCTCCACTTTGACGCAGGTCGCCACCATGCCACTGGCTTTACCCAATGCTTTCGACGCTGCTGTTTCGTTTACTTCCTCCCCGGATCGGGCCTGTTCTCTCAGGCTCTCTATCTCGCGGCGCAAATCGCGGATCGCGGTCTGCAACGCTTGAAGCTGCTCTTGGCTGGCAGCAATTTCCTGTTCCGGGGTATTCATCGTCAT